AGTTGATAGCACAGTAGGCCGTAGCTATGATCTTATAATATTTGACGAAGCTGCCCTGTCGGAGCATGGTGAGCGTGCTTTTAACGTTGCACTGCGCCCTACACTAGACAAGCCTGGTGCAAAGGCCATATTTATATCGACGCCACGTGGGCGTCAAAACTGGTTTAGTCAGTTTTATCAGCGTGGCTTTGACCCGCAGTTTCCAGAGTGGATCAGCATACAGGCGGATTATACTGAGAATACTCGCATGAGTGCACAAGATGTGGCAGAAGCTAGGCGTTCAATGCCCAAATCGGAGTTTGAGCAAGAGTACATGGCCAGCTTTACCAGCTACTTGGGTCAGATCTATGAAGGTTTCTTAGCTGAGTATATCTTAGACGAACTACCACCTACAGTACGTGGTGAAGCTTTTGCCGGCTGTGATCCAGGTTATCGTGACGCCACAGCATTTGTTGTGGTAGTTTATGATCCCGCAACAGAGTACTACTGGGTTGTGCATGACTACTGTGAAGCAGAGCGCAGCACTGCACAGCATAGTGAACATTTTCACAGGATAATTGACAGGCACAGTCCAGAGGTAATTTTTATAGACAGTGCTGCTGCACAATTTTCCAGTGATCTTGCCTATACCTATGACATTTCAACTACCAAAGCTAAAAAAGACGTACTACCTGGTATTGCCTATCTACAAACAATTATACAGCAAGGTAGGCTGCGTGTACTCAAAAACTGCGAACATACATTAGCTATGTTAGATCAGTATCGCTGGGACGATCGTGAAGGCTTAGTGCGTGAGCGACCCAAGCATGACAGGCATAGTCACATAGCAGATGCATTACGGTATGCTATATACAGCTATGTGGTATAAAAAAGTGGTATTGACTTTTATTGTGCTTTTGGTATACAATAGCTAAAATGTGGGAATAGTAAAATTTTATGGCCATAAATACTAATAAAAGAATCGCCGTTAAGTGGATTAGAGACAAGGCTAAAAGCGCCTACGAGAAACAATCACATTGCTATATATGTAACAGTACTAGTGAACTAGAATTACATCATTTACACAGCATTACCCATCTCTTAGAAGTGTGGGCAAAACAGCGTGGTTATGATGTTAGTACTGATGAGGGCATACTTAGTGTTCGTGACGAGTTTATTAGTGATCACCGTGAGCAGATATATGATTTAGTTTATACCCTGTGTAATCGACATCATGTACAACTGCACGGAATTTATGGTAAAAGTCCTTTACCTAGTTCGGTCGCTAAGCAACAGCACTGGATACAAGTACAGCAGGAAAAGCATAAGAGTGGTTTGAGCGGTTATCGTGGTAGCACGCCTCAGTTTGGTTCGTTTAGCGAATTTACAGGAGGCAGCGGTGGCACTAGAAAGACTTCGTAGCTGGATGGTTGAAAAGCTAAATCCAGCTCAATCAAGAATAGCAGCAGATGAAGGCAGCAGTGTAGAAAGTACACAGCGCGTAGTAACTTACAGAAACGCTTTTCGTAATCTAGATAGCGTAAACCGATCAATCAATATGGTAGTTAGTGCTTGTAGCTCACTAGACTACGATATTAAAGACAAAGTACATGATGGTGTGGTTAATGGCATACGTCAAAAAACACTAAACACACTACTTAATTTTCGTCCAAACCCCTATCAAAGCGCACAAGATTTTCGCCGTGAGATATTTAAAGACCTACTCTTAGACGGCAATGCGTTTATCCATTTTGATGGTACGTTTATGTACCACCTGCCTGCAGATAACGTTGAAATATTAACAGACCCTAAAACGTTTATTCGTGGCTATAGATACAATGGTGTAAATGGTGTACCATTTCCTGAGCAGGATGTATTTTACTTTAAAGATATTAACAGTAATAGCATCTATCGCGGAGCTAGCAGACTTGAAGCATGCTTAGATAATATAGATATACTCTACAGCATGCAAGAGTTTCAGCAAAAGTTTTTTGAAAATGGCACTATTTTTGGCTTGGTGCTTACTAGCGAGAATACCTTAAGCCCACAGGCTAAGGAAAAAACACTAGCTTACTGGCAGCAGCGATACAACGCTAAAAGTGGTGGACGTAGACCAATTATTCTTGATAGCGGCTTAAAGCCATATAAACTACAAGATCAAAAATTTAGCGACCTAGACTTTGACGTGGCAATTAAAACGCACACTGAGCGTATAATGACAACCATAGGCGTTCCGCCTATATTACTAATGGGAGGTAATAATGCTAACATTGCCCCTAATTTACGCTTATTTTACATGGAAACAGTATTGCCAATCGTTAAACTCTATGTTTCCAGCTTGGAGCGATATTTTGGATATGACGTGGAAGCGATAACAAGTAGTGTTAACGCGCTACAGCCAGATATTAGTGAAACAGCAAAATATCACAGCACACTAGTTAATGGTGGAATTATTACACCAAATGAAGCTAGACAAGAATTACGGTATCCTAAACTTGAGGGTCAGGATACAATAAGAATACCTGCTAATATAGCAGGTTCCGCAGCTGATCCATCGCAAGGTGGTAGGCCTAGTACGACGAGGGAGTAATATGACTAAAAAAATCGATAAATTACTCTATTTAAGCAGCAAGTTTACCGCTAGTACAGAAACTGACGATAGCATTTATATTGAAGGATATGCTAGCACAGTAGACCGTGATAGACAAGGTGATGTTATTCCTATGAAGGCATGGAATGAGGGGTTAAGTAATTACCTTAAAAATCCAATTATACTAGCCTATCACAATCATCAAATGCCTATTGGCAAGATGGTAGAGCATAAAGTCACTGATCAAGGATTGTGGGTACGTGCCCAGATTCCTCAGGAAGTAGGTGATGTTTACAAGCTGATTAAAAAGGGTATCTTAAGCGCGTTTAGCGTAGGATTTAGAGTTCGTGATGCTGATTATGACAGCGCCTCAGAATCTTTTCTTATCAAGGAATTGGAGTTACATGAAATTAGTGTAGTTTCAGTACCAGCTAATCAAAACACACTATTTAGTTTAGCCAAGGCATTTGATAATGCCACAGAGTTTGAATTATATAAACAGCAATTTGCACCAGCGCCAGTGGAATCAGCTAAACAGCTTGATACACCAAAAGCAGCAAAAAGCACAACAAAAGAGGAATGGGACATGGATCCAAAAGAGTTAGAAAAGTTACTAGCAGATGCTGCTGCTAAAGCTGCTGAACAAACTGCTAAAGCCGTATTAGAGGCACAAACAAAGGCTGCTGAAGAGGCACAACGTAAGCTGCAAGATGAAGAAGCCCTACAGGCTAAAATCAAGGCTGCTGTAAGTGCAGTTACTCCACAAGCACCAGCTGTACAAACAATTGATACTGGTGCAGAGCGTCTACTAAGCGACATTGAAAAGCGCCTAGAAGATCAAGCTACAGAGCACAGAACAGCCCTAGAGGGTCTAGAGAGTGCTATTAAAGAAAAAGCTAAAGAGCTAGAAGCCCTACAAAACAAGAGTGGCGAACTAGAAGCACTACAGCGTAGTCGTATGCAATTTGCCGAGCCAAAGGAAATTGATATTGCTTATCTTGACAAAGAAAAGGCAGTTCTTGCCAGCAAGATCTTACGCAAGCCAATGGAATATACCAAGTTTGGTAAGCAGCTATTAGAAAAAGCAGCTACATTTGGTGCAGCAGCTCGTGGTCCACGCGATAGCGGCGGTGCTATCAGTGAAATCTGGGAACAAGAAGTTAGCACAACACTAGAAAGCGAAATGCGTCGTCAGCTAGTTGTTGTTGGTTCAATTCGTCAGATTCCTATGAGCCAACCTGTAATGCGTATTCCAACAAATCCAGATACAGGCGACGATGCTACATGGATCGTTGGTAGTTCAGCAGCTACTCCAAAAACAGAAGCTACTGTTTATGGTGCAGCAGCCAGCAGCGGTACAGCTCGTACACATACACTAAAAGAAGTTACTCTACAAGCATACAAGCTTGCTACAAAAGAGTATATTGCTTTTGAAGAAGACGAGGATAGCCTAATTCCAGTTCTACCACTAGTACGTGATGCACTAAGCCGTCGTATGGCTAAGTCACTAGATCTAGCAATGTTAGCTGGTGCTGGTAGTGTAAACAGTACACCTATTAAAGGTTTACTAGCACATGACGCAGCTGGCGGCACACCAAACGTTACAATTGCATCGTCAGGCGGTGTTTTTAAGCTAAAAGTTAGTGATATTATGAGTGCTCGTAAAGCAATGGGTGCCTGGGGCCTAAATCCTAGCGAACTAATTGTTTTTGTAACTACACAAGGTTACTATGAGCTATTAGAAGACAGCAACTTCCTAACAGTTGACAAAGTTGGTGATCGTGCTACAATTCTAACAGGTCAGATTGGTAGCATTGGTAATACACCAGTTGTTGTAAGCGCAAGCTTCCCAGCTATTACTGGTGCAACAGGTGATGCAAGTGCTGTAATTTTCAATCCACGTAACTTCCTAGCAGGACAACATCGTGGTATGCGTCTTGACAGCGATGATTTCGTAGTTGAGCAGCGTAGTGTACTAGTAGCTAGTATGCGTGTTGGCATGACAATTCTTTCAGAGAATTTTGCCACAGACGGATACAGCACAGTAGCAGTTCGTTACGCATAATAGTAGTTTATACAGGCAGGATTCGCAAGAGTCCTGCTTCCAAAGCCCTGTGGTTTTGGAAGCAGAAGGAGTTTTTATATGGCCGATCTAATTACTAGAAATGAATATAAAGATTACATGGGGATTAGTACAAACAACAAAGACAAAGAAATAGACTTGTTAATTCCTATGGTTAGTCAGCTGGTAAAAACTTATTGCCGCAGAACATTTATAGACCACATCTTCGACCCTAAACTGGAAATATTTGAAGGTGGTTTTAGCGACTTAATACTAAGTGAAACACCAGTAATAGATGTACTTGATTTTAGCTACAGCACAGACTATGGTCAAACCTATCAATCACTAGCCAAATACGAAGATTGGGTACTTGTTGGCAATACAATCAAAGCAATACCAATGGGTACTACTTGGAATAAACTAATCAACGGTTTTCAGGTAGAGTATCAAGGTGGTTATGCGGATGGCACACCTGCAGACCTTAAACTGGCAGTGTTAGACTTACTAGAATACTATACCAAAAATAACAGTGCTGTGCATGTAAACCGTGATGTTACACCAAATGTAACGCAAATACAGTATATAGCTACCAGCAACTTTCCAGCACATATCAAGCGCGTGCTTGATCAATACGTTGCGGATTATGCATAATGGCCAGCACTGATAAAACAGTTAGGGAATGGCTAGAAGAAATAACCAGTGAAGTAACTCGTAAACAACTAACTAGCGGAAATACCTTACATTTTGTACCTATTAATATGAAGGCACTTGAGGTATCATTAGGAGATGCTAAACTAGCATTTACTAAAGCTAACGAAGAAGAATTACAGGCCGCTTTAGCAGAAGCAGAAAAAGGTAAAGAAGATGCTGGTGCTGGTGCTGGTGCTTTTGCGCAAATGGGCAGTACTTTAAGTGGTATTACTAAGATAACAGACTTAATAAGTTTTGCTGATTTAAGAAATAAACTAGCAAGTTTTATACAAAGAACACATCCTACTAGTGTTATACAAAGCGGCGGTAAATTTTATAATAGTAAAAACGAAGAATTAACTGGAGCCAATATAATAGCCAATACTCCAGCTACAGTTTATGAAGGTAGTAAGAGTTCTGAGAACGTAATAGGTGTACTATATCCAAGCTATAGATCTACTCAAGAAAATTTATTTAAACAATTTATAAATAAAGAAATATCTAAATTTATAAATACAAATATTTATAAAGATCCTAAATATAAGGGAGCTTTTGATGTAGGGCATATAATTGGAAATTCTGTTCTTGGAAAAACAGCAGTATCAGAAAGACTAACAAGCGTTATTAATAGAATACAAGGTATATTAGATACTGAAACTCAATGGAGTAGTCAAGTACAACAATTAGAACAAATTCAGGGTAAAATTAGAACTATACTAAATGAGTTAAAAGAAAAAAGTACATATGGCCCGAAAATAGAAGCAACTCTTACACAAGATACTAGAAGCGCATTATTAAGCGTAGGTGCTCTAATAGTTATAGTACAAGAACGCAGAGAAAATCAAGTAGAATATGGTAGTTTGATTGAGGGTGCGGCAGGCAGAAAATTAACAGAATTATTATCTTTATTAGGCTTTTCTGATTCATTGGCTGAAATTGCTGAACAAAGAATTTACGAGAGCCTTAAAGACGGAATTATAACTACAAAAGGAAAGCTACGTCAAAAAAAGATTACAACAAATCCTGCTAAAAGAAGCCCTGCAAGTACTACTCAAGCCAGAGTAAAAATGAATACTAGTATTAAATCAAAGCCATTGCCAGCACTAAAAGCAGGTTTGAATGATACTACTACTTCATTACAAAATCTACTCAACCAAAAATTAGTAGAAACCGTCAAACAAAACATGGGTAGTGGTAACAGACGAGACATACTTAACCTACGTACTGGCAGGTTTGCAGAAAGTGTTCAAGCACAGCGTGTTAGTCAAAGTCGTCGTGGTATGATAAGCGTATTCTACAGTTACATGCGTAATCCTTATGCAACTTTTAGTAGTGGTGGCCAACAAGAGCGTCCAACCAGTAGAGATCCCAAACTGCTAATTTCTCGGTCAATTAGACAAATAGCAGCCGAACTAATGATTACTAATCTAAGAAGTATTAACACATGAGCAAGCGAACACAAATATTACAGGCACTTGCAGAAACTTTTAAAACTATAGATGGTAATACACCTTATACAACTAATCTACAAAACCAAAGTTTTGCTAAACTAAAATTTTGGGACGAGGTAAATGATTTCCCGGCCGTTTACTTATCGCCTAGTAGTGAAACGCGGGAGTATTTGCCTGGAGATTTTAAGTGGGGTTTTCTAAGAGTTTGCGTAAAAGTATATTGCAAAGACGAAGAACTAGCACAGGAGCAATTAGAAGCCTTGCTTAGTGACCTAGAAACGTGCATAGACAGAAATCGTAGACTGGTATACGATACAACGAACAACCATGAAACCACAGAAATTTTAATAGACTCAATAACTACAGATGAAGGATTATTAACTCCTTTTGCGGTTGGTGAAATCTATTTACAGGTTCGTTATCAAATTATGAATTAACAATATTTTATAGCCTAACGCAGATAAAAGTCTTGTAAAAGCTAGAAAATATTTCTTTCTAGAAAAGGATAGAGTATGTCAGTTAATTTATTACGTAATAGTAAAGTATTCTTTACTACAAATGTTGAACTAGTAGATCCTAACCGTGGCCAGATTAAGCTTGGTAGTCATACACAAAATACAACATTTGAAATACAAGTTCTAGATGACCTAAGTTTTAACCAAACAACAGCAGTAGAAACAATTGCTGTTAACGAAGCAGGTACAACACCTATTCGTGGACAGCGTCAGTTTAACACGGCTCTTAATCCAGTAGACTTTAATTTTAGCACTTATCTACGTCCAGCTAAGGTTGGTACAATTGGTGGTGTAGTTACAAAAATTGAGGCAGCTACTAGTAATGGATATGTTAGTGCCGGTACACCTGCTACAGCTTTTCGTGGTTGGGATACTAGTGTAGATACATGGGATGCTGCAAAACAAGCTACTTATAATGCTTTTGATGGTGTTACTGCCGGTCAAGCTATTTCCTTAAACTATGGTCCAAATACTACTGTTGAAGTTGCGCTGCAAGACCCAAACGGCAAACCACTAATTTTAGCACCAATATTTGGTACTGCTCCTACAAAACTAGTCGGTAGCCTTACAGTACCTAATGATACCTACAACAGACTAATTGGATTTAGAATTGTAAATGGTGGCGAAGGATACAGTGATGGTCCACTTGTAGTTGATATTTTTGATCCTGACAGTGGAGCCGAAACACCAGAAACTATTACAATTGCTGTTTCTACCAATGGGGCAAGTGCTGCTGGTAGTGGTTACAAAACAACTTGCGAAGAAGCACACTTGTGGAACGCAATGTTTAGTCCAGATCAAGCGTATACAAATGCTGCAAGCTTTACCAATAAAGTAAACGATACAGACGGTGCATTTAAAGAAGTGGCGGCTTATACAAGTGGACACCCTGCTATAGCACAACTTAATAAAAGTAACAGTCACCAGCTACAACGTTTTGGCATGATTGTTGTGTTTGATCAAAATACATTCTTGCTAGATGATTGTTCATTAACACAGGCTAGTATTGATTTTGGTATTGATCAAATTGCTACTATTCAGTGGAGTGGACAAGCCCGAGGAATTCGCAGAATTGTAAGTCCTACTATGAATTTTCCTATTAGTGGTGGACTAACAGTTAGCGCCGGTACAGGTAGTTTTACTGCACCACTAGGCGGTGGAACAAGTTTAAGTGGTGATTTTCGTGGTAAAATTACTGATGCACCGTTTATTGCTAATAAACTAAGTACCGTTACGCTATCAGAAGACATTGGTAGTTTTGGTACAGGTCCTACCTATACATTTGCAGGTAGCGCAACTCCAGGTGCAAAATCTTATACAATTCCACTAACTGCTGGTAATATTACACTGCAAAATAATATTACATACTTAACACCTGCTTATATGGGTGCGGTTAACCAAGCTGTTACTTACTTTACAGGTAGCAGAAATATTAGCGGTAGCTTAACAGCATATTTGCGCAGTGGTAGTGGTAGTGGCACAGCTGCAGCAAATAACTATACAGCTAATCTATTTAGTGACTTAGTAGCTAAAGTTAACACAGATAGTGATCCACAATTTGCACTGCAAGTAGAAATTGGCGGTAGAAGTAATGCTACTAAAGTAGAACTAGCAATGCCAGCTGTTGTACTAACTATTCCAACAGTTAATGCAGAAAGCGTAATTACCAGTGCTATCAACTTTACAGCACAAGGTAGTGATCAAACTAACAAGCTATTTGACATCTTACAAGATAATGAGATAATGGTCAAATACTTTGTTTAATTTTAAATCCATACGGCTAGCTGTGCTAGCCGTATTCTTACAGACCAGATAACAATGTCCGATATTAGTTTAAAAAATTTATTAGTTCCTTCAAAAGCTGTTGAAGTAGAATTTCCTGGTATGCCTGGATTTTTTATTCAGGTAGCATTTCTAGCCAGAGAAACTCTTATTAATATTCGTAAAAAGGCTACTAAAACGATTTTTAAAAATCGTCAGCCACAAGAAGAATTAAATGATGAGCTATTCTTAGAACTCTATGTAGAAAATGCCGTTAAGGGCTGGCGAGGGTTAAAGATTAAGTACTTAGAACAACTAGCACCAGTAGATTTAAGTAAGCTTGATCCCGAAGACGAGTTAAACTATACTACTGAAAACGCACTTTATTTGATGAAAAATAGTACCGGTTTTGATAGCTTTATTAGCGAGCAGGTAAGCGATCTGGGAAACTTTTCCAAGAGCAAATCCTCGGAGTAGAGCAGCAGCTTAAAAACTACTTGCAAAATAGGCAGGTAGGTATGAACAAGGACAAGTATTTAGACATGTGCGAACAATTAGGTACTATGCCAGTTGATAGCGAAATACCTGTTGAAATAGAAGATTTACCACTACAAGTACAACAGGCACTAAATGTCTATAATATGCTGCAAGATCAGTGGGAAGGATTTGCCGGATTATATTTAGGAAAAAGCTTAATAGGCTTACAAGAAGTACTAAAATTTAATCAACTAGAAGAAGATGAATACGGTCTTACACTACAACTAATAAAAACTGTAGACGTAATAAGAACTGATATTATTAATACCGAAAGGGACAAAAAGTCTGCAAAAAAGTAAAATCTTTTTGCAGACTTTTTTATTACTCAAAAAATTTTTTGATTGACATTTTACTACCTATATGGTATAATTGGTTTAATCTTAGAATAATCGGTCCAGTAAATACTTGGAGCAGATATGGCAGGCAGACAAATAGACTTTAATATCAATGCTAGTGATAATGGCACGCTAGACAAATTAACTAGCAAAGCTAAAACAGCTAATCAAGAATTTGAAAAGCTAAAAAATACTGCTGGCAGCGTAGGTACCGGAACCAAATCCGGAGATCAAGCTATGCGTCGTGCTACAGCAGCTCCAGTAGCTAGTACGGAGCTAGATGACTATACTACTGCTGGTGGTGTTGGTCGTCGCCGTGGAGCTAGTGCACGAGATTTTGCTGCTGAAGCACAGGGTCTAGGTGGGTTAGTTAGACTTTATGCTGAATATGCTGCTAATATTTATGCTGTAACTGCTGCGTTTGGTGCACTACAAAATGCCATGCAAACTGAAATAATGATTCGTGGTATGCAGCAGCTTGGTGCAGCCACAGGAAATAGTTTAGTAGGCATGACAAAAGAGTTTGTTGCTGCTACTGACGGCATGGTAAGTTTTAGAGAAGCAGCTGAAGCTGTTACAAAAGTAACTACTAGTGGCATGGGTAAGCAGCAAGTTATGGATATTGCTACTGTAGCTAAGGGTGCTAGTCAAGCACTTGGCTTAAGTATGACTGATGCTGTTAGCAGATTGAGCCGTGGTATTACTAAACTAGAACCAGAACTATTAGACGAATTAGGCTTGTTTACCAAACTAGATAAAGCTGTTTCAGACTATGCACGTAGTGTTGGTAAGAGTGAAGGTCAACTTACAGATTTTGAGCGCCGTCAAGCATTTGCCAATGCAGTTCTTGATGAAGGTAAAAAGAAATTTAGTGAAATTGCACAAGCTGGCAGTCCATATGATCAATTACTAGCTAACCTTAAAAACGTTGCTACAGATATATTAAGCGTTGTTAATACTGTAATCGGACCAATTGCAAAAGTGTTGGCAGATAATACCGGGTTGCTAACAGCAGCTATAGGACTATTTGCACTAAAAATTGTTAGTAAAGTTTTTCCGGTATTAGGCGACTATAGAGATAAATTAGATAGACTAGCTAAAGAATCTAAGGAAAAAGCAGCACAAATTGCAGAAGCCGCAAAAGAGCGTGAAGTATTTGGTAGAACTGGCTTAGAGGCAAAAGCAGGTGTACCAGAAGCAAAAGCTGCATTAGATATAGCAAAAGCTAAGGAAGCGTCAGCCAGAGAAGAACTGGGCTTAACAAACAAACAAAATATGTCTCTGGCAGAAAGAGCTGTAGCTGAACAAAAAATTAATAACATTATCAAACAGCGAATAGCCGCAGAAGCAAATTTAAAGAAAGCAGGCGACCTAGCTGCGGAGTTAGGTACTAAGCCAAGTACATTTTCACCTACTTCTTATATTCAACAGCAAAATGCTAAAAGAGCTGCTAGTGGAGCAGCCAGAACCGGAATAGTTGCTGATGTTAGTCGTCAATTTGAAAGTAAAGGTATAAGAGAATCTTTTGCGTCATTAACTGCACAAATAGGTGCAAGTTCAGATGTATTAGGTAAATGGGGAAAAGTTAGTACTTTTGCCGCCGGTAGCGCAGCTATACTTGGACAAGGTATAAGTTTGATTGGCGGATTCATATTTAATAAATTATTAGGACCACTAAGTTTAGCAATTAGTGCCTATGAACTACTAAATTCATTGTTTAGCACAAATGCTAAGGAAATGAAGAAGTTAGAAGATGGACTAAGTCAACTTGATGATGCTACAAAGACCGCATTAGATACTAATCAAAAGTATAAGGGTAGCATAGGCGTAGATGCAGTTATTGCATATGCTAACAGTATAAAAGGTTTGGACGAAAATATACAAAATTTAGTTAAAAACTTTGACAGCACTAAAAAAGCAGACAGTTGGTTTGATACCTTTAGTAACTTTTTAGCAGATATAATTCCTGGGTGGGATAGCGTCGAAGAAAAAACCAGTAAGGGTCTTGGAGCCTCACTAGCAGCTGGTATAAACAATATTAAATCTGGACCACTAAAGGCTGAATTAACTAGAAAATATAGAGAAATACTAAATATTGACGAAAAAACACCTATTACACCAAAGACTATTGAGGCCGCCTTAAATAAGTTAGATGGTTTTGGTGCCGATGCTGCCAAAAAATATCAGAAAGCTATAGAAGATCTTGGTGCAGCTAGTGAATCGGCCAATAAAACAATACAGGAACAATCATTATATTTACGCGGACTAGTAGAGTCAGGTGATTTAGCTACTAAAAGTATACAAACTTTTATGAATAGTTTAAAAGATAGTAGCCCACTATCTCAAATGCTACAAAATAATATAAAATATTTAAGCCAATTAAATAAAGCATTAGATGTTAATGATTTAAACGCTCAAGCAGCAGCAATGGATGCAATTTCAAAGGTAGATTTTACTGTATTTGGAGATGCAGCTGTTGAGATTGCTAGAATGAGTGATGAATTTCAAGCACAGAAAACTAATATAGATGCTGTAAATGCTGCCCTAGAAGAGCAACGAGAAAAATTAAAAGCTTTACAATCAGGTCCACAATTAAAATGGTATCAATTTGGCGAAACTAATGCCGGCCGTAAGGAAAGAATGGACGAAGCTGGTAGAGTACAAGAAGTTATTCGTATTCAAGAACAAGTAATCAAAGATTTTGAAGATAAGTTTGTTGCTATGAGAAATAGAGTTGCCGAAGCTACTAGTCAAGGCGTGCAACAAATGGCTCAAACTGCTGTTAAAGCTCATATGCTAGAATTAGAGAAAATCAAAATTGATTATCAAAAATCTGTAGTAGGTATGTTACCTGTAAAAACAGAAAGTTCACTAAGATTACAGGCGGATCTGGACAAAAAGAGTATTGACATTGAGTCACAATTAATTAAATCTCAAATGAATTTAGCTAATTCTACAGATAAATTACGTTTATCAATAGAATTGATGCGTGATGATCAAAAAATTCAGGAATTAAGTAACAAAGAGAAAAAAGACGGAAGTTTATCTAGTGCTGATACCTCAATGCTATCAAGACTTGTAACTCGTAGAACTAATAGTGAAAAAGCACTTGCAGCACTAGACGGTGGAAAAGTAGAGAGTATACAAGCTCTATTAGCGGATTTTCCAGAATTATTTGACGCTATGCAGCGTAGAATGAAACAAGCGCAAATTGAAGCTAAAGCTGCCTCAGATAAATCAAAAGTAGACGTTAAACTATCTGTTGATACTATAAAACTCAAGGCAGATGAAGCTAGAGCTGAAATAGCTTATGAACTAGAAAAAACTTCTCAGATAATTTCACAGATTGGTAGTGATACTCCTGAAAAGTTACAAGCTCAAATTGACTTTGCTACTTCTGCACTTGATAAGCAGCTAGCCACAATTAAAACTAAGGCCAAAGAACAACTAGATATAATAGATAAACTACAAAAGGCTGGTGGAATCGATAAAGACCAAGCTGCTGATCAAAGAGCCAAAGTAAATCTAGAGACTATGAACGCTGAAATGCTTGCCAAATCAAAAACAGAACAAGATAATATTAATAGAAGTTCTCAACGTAACGTAATGCTAGTAAAAGAAACCAATGATTTGATGATAAAGCGATTAGAAATACAAAAACAGCTAATTCGCGGAGAATCGTTAGAAGCCTTTGATCAAATAAATTCTAAGAACGAAGAAATACTACGATTACAGCAACAGAATGAATTAGTAGAAGCTCAAGAAGCAGCTAAAAGGTCTAGACAAGCTGCAATTAGTTTTGCTGGACAAGCAAAAGGTGGATCAGGATTAGATGGTCCAGAATCTGCATTGTCAGAAAAAACTAAAGGAGAAATAGCTGCATTAAATGCAGCAGCAGATAGTGACGAGCGTCGCGTTAAAAATTTAATGACAATACAAGGTTTAACTAGAGAGCAGGCAAAAGAAGCAGCAGCTTATGAACGTACTACAAGGCAAGTAGCTATAACTGAAGCACAGTTACGTGCAGAAAGTGCTGCTAGACTAAGAATTGAAGAACAAGCTTCCGCTACTAGAGATCATCAATTAAGATTAGAAGAAACTAGATTAGGTATACAGGGCCAATTAGGAACACTAGTTGGAGATGATCTTAAAAATGCTCAAATGAACCTAGAATTTCGCAAAATTGACAATCAACTACTAATTGACCAAAAACGTCTTGTAGAAGAAATAGCCGCAGCAGAAAGAGCTTTAGCGGAACAAAAGCGACAAGCAGGCACATCTAAAGTTATTGATTATGCTAGTGGTACTGAGTATACTGTTGAAAATGTTACTCCAGGAGTAATACAACAGACAGAGGCACTTGACGCTGCTAAACAGAGACTAACAGATGTAGGTACTAATGCAAAGCGAGCCAAAGACGCTATAAAAGCTGCATTTGTTCCGGATCCTATTCAAAGGTTTAGTCAAACGTGGATGGCACAAACTGATAAAATGACAGATGCTTTTATGACCTTTGTAGAAACAGGAAAATTTAGTTTTAAAGATTTAATGAAAAGTATATTAACTGACTTCTTAAAGATGTTAGTAAAAATGCAAATGGAGGCAATGGCAGCGCAGGCTTTAAGAACCGCACTAGCATTTCTTGGTTTTAGCACCGGTGGCGTTGTTGGCGGAACCTCTACAGGAGGCAGTTCATTTAATGCTTATGTAGATGCTGGTGGATTTGCTAAAGGTGGTACTTTTGGGCCCGCTATGGATGCCTATGCTATGGGCGGAACCTTTGCCAAAGGCGGAACCTTTAGCCTAGAAGGTTATGCCAAAGGTGGTAGTTTTGCTAACAAAGTAGTAGATAGTCCAACAGTATTTAAGTTTGCTCAAGGTGGTGCACCAAACCGTCTTGGAGTAATGGGCGAGGCAGGACCAGAGGCTATTATGCCATTAAAACGCATGAGCAGCGGAAACTTAGGCGTTGAAAGTGGTGGCGGTGGTACCGTAGTTGATATTAAAGTTAATAACTATAGTGGAAAAGAGGCCTCTACTACACAAACAACCGATAGTAGAGGAAATCGCAGAATAGAAATTACTGTAGGTGATATGGTTAGCGGAGAAATTAGTAGAACTAATAGTGGTGTACAAAACTCAATAGGTAATACATTTGGTATGAAGCCACAATTAATTAAGAGGTAATAGCTATGCCTGGAGCATTTTATACTTGGCCAATAGACTTGCCTACTTGGCCACAGGTAGGTTTTCAAGAAGAGATAAGAATGCGAATTTTGAGAACTCCTATGGATAAAGGTATAGCAAAATTACGAACAAATGGAGTACCAATTACAACCTTCAAAGTCAATTATATAATGGAAGACTATCAAGTTCTAGAACTAGAAAACTTTATATATAATGAGATAAAAGGAGTTCTTAGATTTAATTGGAACCATCCCAGAAAATTTATACCTGTTGAAGCAAGAATTATTCCCATTAATCAAACATCATATATAAGTATTAGTAATAAAATTGATAAGTATTATACTACAACTATAGGACTGCAAATTATGCCAGAAGTAGCAGCCGATGCTAATACTAGTGATATATTTGGTGAAACAAGTACTCCACCATATCTTTGGCCAAATACTTTGCCTCAGCTACCTTTACGTGGATATACTGAAACAGGAAATCTGAACATAACTACTAGTGAAGATGGTACAAAGCAACGTAGATTAGGAGAATTACCTGGTACTCTTGGATTAAACTATACTTTAACTGGTACTCAAACAGAAACACTAATAAATTTTATTACTATTACCCTAAAAGGTACTAGAAGATTTTATTTTCCACATCCAAGAACAGGCAATCAGGAACAAGTAAGAGTTGTAGATAATAGCGGTATATTATTAACAATTTCTCACATAGGTACTGGTTCTGGAACTACAGATATAGCATATTTAAAAGCAACTAGCTACTATAATGTTGCATTAAATTTAGAGGTTATACCATGAGTAGATTAAGTACACTTAGTCCACAAGCAATTAAAGCTATGTATTCTCCGGACTCTGACGATACATTAATTGCTTTGATAACTATCTATAATCCTGCTAATAATACAGTTCCCGTTGTTAGGCTAGCCGATAATTTTACAACACATTTTACTAGCCCAGTACCAATAGGACTATCAACAGTTGTTAATAAACAAACAGATGCAGAAGAAATAATATACGGAGTTATAGGTCCTGGTAACGAAAAATTTATATTTTTACCAATGGGTTTGACTTTGCCCGATGAGACTGCAGGACAAAGTCCTAAATGTACTATAACTTTGTTTGATGTAGCAGGATATTTAACACCACTAATAAGAGAAATATCCGATCCACCATTAATAAAAATACAATTAGTATTAGCCAGTAATCCTATAAATGTAGAAATTACATTTACAGATTTTTATATGACAAACATATCATATACAAGAGAATCTATTCAAGCTGAATTAAATATTATAAATTTGGATAGAGAACCTTTTCCTCAACATAAATTTACACCAGCTTATTTTCCAGGACTATTCTAATGTGGGCAAATAAATATATAGGTATACCTTATAAAGATGGCGGAAGAAATGTAGACGGCTTGGATTGCTGGGGATTAGTTCGCCTTGTCTATAAAAATGAATATAACATAGATCTACCTAGTTTTAATGACGAATATGTTGTTAGTGATAAAGAGAGAATAGTAGATTTAATATCTCAATATAAAGAAGGTTGGCAGATCGAAGAATCTCCAAAAGAAGGCCATGTTGTATTATTAAAAATATTAGGAAATGATAGACACGTTGGTGTATTAGTAAATGACAAACAGTTTTTGCATGTAAGTTCAAAAAATTTATTTACAACAATAGAAAATTTAGATAGTATTCGCTGGAAAAATAGAGTAGCTGGCTTTCATAGTTATAAACCAGAAACTCAAATTATTTTAAGTGGTAGACCACATCCTTTAAAAACTCAAAATTTTTCGTTTCCTGTTTCTCCAGGTACTAAATTAATAGAAACAGTTAAAATAATAGCAGAGAAATATAATGTTTCGCAGGAGCTATTAAAACATTTATTAATTATAGTAAACGGAAAAATTATACACAAAAATGACTGGTCTAGTTATAGTATACAAGAAAATGACAGAATAGAGTACAGAGCTAGGCTCGCCGATGAGGATGTACTAAGAGTAGTGGGCTTTATTGCTCTAATATGGATTGCACCATATGCTGCAGGATTTATTCAAACTGCAATGGCAACAAGTCTTACTACTGCTTTTGGAATGTTTACTACAGGTCTGATTATGCCAGCCTGGGGAACTCTAGGTATGGTTCTTACAGGTGGAGTAATGCTTGCTGGTAGTTATTTAATGAATGCTATTGCACCAGTTAGACCACCAGAGGATAATACAAAAGATCCTGGCATGGCACAGGCACAAATGATTGCCACCGGCACTCAAAATCCCATTCTTAAGTATGAAACTATACCTATAGTCTTAGGAAAAATGAGAATTACTCCTCCACTAGGTGCACAAAATTTTATAACATATCAAAATGAAATAGATACATATTTAAGTTTATTTTTATGCTGGGGTTATGGCCCCCTAGTAATGGATACCGCCAGCATGAGAATTGGTAATTTAGGTATAGATAATTATACTATTGAGGCTATTGAACATCAAAGCATTGAATTTACAGGTGCATTGACGAACCGAGGTACAAATAATCAAGATAATTTTGATTTAATATATGGAAATGATATTGCTCAAGTATTTGAAAATGTTGAACTAGAAAATGATTTTCATCCGGACATGACAGGTGTTACTCCTGGAGTTTGGCATGAGCTATCAGCTGATATTGCATCATTAGATTCTAGTGATGCCCCATACACGTCTATAGAAATTGCTCTGCATTTTCCAGAAGGACTTAGACGAATAAAAACAAAAGATGAAGATGCTGGAACAGATTATGATATTGGCAGCTATGGCCCTATTATAGAATTTGAAATAAAATATGGTGGGGGCTCTTGGGGGTCATCGTTTACAAAAACATATAACTTACCTAAGAAAAAAGATGCATTTACAATTACTGAAAATATAAATATTACTGCCACCAGAGATTCAATAGCTATTAGAGCCAGAAGACTTAATGCTGGCCGAGCAGAATATCCTACTACTAACGATAGTGTGTATGCCACTCTGGCAGCTAATTCTGGATATTGTGTACAAGATACTTCTACTTATGGTCCTATTACAGATAGCGATGGTTATACATATTATGATAATTATATTGTTACAACTACAACAAGTCATACTAGTCAACTCACGTGTCAAGTGCCAGGATCAGGTAGAAGATGGATTTCAAATATTAGCAGCGATAATGAAAATGCTAAAAAATGGCGCTATTGTTTTAAAGTTAACTTATTAAGTTTAACCGCTAGACGTCAACAAAAACCATTTATAGCTCCTATTAATACAGACATATCTAGAACAGCAATTAGATTAAAAAGTAGCAGGGAAATAAATGGAGCTTTAGAAGGAATAAATGCCATAGTACAAACTAAAGCAAGAATATGGAATGGTACTGATTGGTCACAGAAAGCTGCAACAAGTAATCCAGCAAGTTTATTTATACACGTATTAACTAGTCCAGCTAACCCTAGAAGAATACCAGACAATCTTGTGGATATAGCTGCTAGAATTAATTTAGCTGAATTGGCTGAGTGGTATACTTATTGTGAATCACACAACCCTAAATTCCGTTTTAACGCTTTGGTAAATGGTACCTCTAGCGTATTAGATGTATTAAAGGATATTTGTGCCGCAGGTAGAGCAAGTCCAACGCAAATAGATGGTAAATGGACTGTTGTTATTGATAGAGCAAGAACGAATATTATACAATACTTTGGACCACATAATAGTTGGGGTTTTGAAAGTACTAGAAATTTGAATAAGATACCTGACGGGCTTAGAATAACATTTAATAACGAAGAGACACAATATCAACAATCAGAACATATTGTATTTAAAAGTCTAAAAAATAGAAATAATTCGGAATTATATGAAACTATAAGCTTACCTGGAATTACAAATGTTGATCTAGTAGACGACCATGCACGTTGGCATATTGCTCAAGCTGTTTTACGTAGAGAAATATATACTATAAATACAGATATGGAGTATTTGGTGTGCAATCGTGGAGACAGAGTTACTGTTTCTCACGATGTACCTATGTGGGGTCTTGGCAGCGGAAGAATAAAGAAAGTTTTATCTAGTACTTTAATCGAAATAGATGATCCAATTTTAATCGATCCAACAATCAATTATATAATAAGAATAAGAAACTCTAGTTCTGCTGTAGTCACAGATCCTAATGCAGGACCTGCCGGAGCAGAATCATTAATTCAAAAATCAGGGTTTACGTACAGTGCTGCAAGTAGAGATGCGGCAGGTGTAGTTACGCTCACAATTTCTAGCACCGACCCTAATCCGTTCAGTGTCGATGATCTTATATCTGTTAGTAGTGGTACTTTGGGCGGATCTGGAGAGCGAATATCGGAAGTTGGTATAGGTTTTATTAAATATAAAACTACTTACACTACAGCTAGTACTGATAATACACCAGGAACTATAAGTTTAGCAAAAGGCTTATTTAGAAAAATAACATTAGTTACGCCTATATCATTTGCTAGGGAAGGAGACTTATTTTTAGTTGGAAATAGCGTACAAAAAACAAATGATTTAATTGTATTAGGAATAGAAACAACTAGTAATAAAAATGGTAGGATAATACTTACAGACTATGCACCTAAAATATTTACTGACTATAAGAATGAATCAGAAAGCTTAGCTTTTGAGACTAATATTACATTACCACCGGGATTAGCTGGTTTTGAGCTTAAAGATAGACCAGTTGTAACAGATGTTATAAGTGATGATAGAGTATCAATATTATTATCTAACAATGTTTGGAAATATAAATTACGTATATCTTATGCCAATTTTATATTAGATACTATTAATTTAAATACAGCAAATACGGGAGCTAGTCCAAGAGTAATTATACAATCAGTAGAATGTGAATATTCAATAGCAGGAGGATCAGGAACCTCTAATGAAAGATCTATAATTGTACCATATTCTCAACTATGTGTAGATATTGATGATGTGCAAATAGATGAAGAATATAAGGCTAGATTACGCTATATATCAACTACAGGTATAAAAGGACCTTGGACTCCTACAATTACTGCTCTTCAATTTCCTCAAATGAAGATTGTAGGAAAGGATCGTAATTATGGCGAATTAGATGATTTAGTAGTATATCATCAAGGAAGATATTTAGATATAACACCTGTTGCAATCCCAACACCAAAAGATTTTAAACATTATGAAATAAGAACTTGGAAAGATAGTACAGCTACTGGAGATTTTTGGAATAAAACGACGTATGTAGGTACTATAACCAAAGGCAGCGATATAATTAATTTAACTAGTACAGATCATGATCATAATCTATTAATTCAAAGAATAGGTAAAACACCTCAAAAAATTACTGGAGTAGGATCTTTTGGATGGACAGGAACATTAATATCTCCAATTCCTGCTAAAATAGTAGCTGCTACAGCGACTACTCTTACAATGTCAACAGGTAGCGGAGCCAATGCTGTAGAAGGAACTATAACTTTTACACTTGATAAAGAAATTTTAGGTTTAGCAACTAGTCAAGGCACTTACAGACAAGATTTATTACAATTTGAGCGTCCACGATTAAACCAAGCAGGAGTTGTCTACAGAGTAAATAGCAGAGTAGTATCTGCCGCTAATACTTATAGCCAATTTTCTGGTATACGTAATGTAGTAATAGGTAATCTACCTCCAGGGCCAAGCATTGTAAAACCAGGAGCAGGATCTTTTACCCTAGAAGTATCTGATCCATCACTTACCACGCAGAGAATACGTACTGATACTAGCTCTTTGCGTGTATACATGAGTGATGTTAATAATTTTATACCTAATAATGATTACGCGGAAATAGTAGGTAGTATAACTGGTACCACCTTAACAGTAACAGCTATAACAAAAGGCAGGTTAGCTCCTGGAGCAGTATTACAAGGTGCCGGAATAGCGCCCGGATATACTGGATACCAAGGAAATATAGTTTTAAACAATAGCTTTAATGTTAGCACCGGAGCTCTAGTTACAACAACGTCTAGAATTGTATTAATTAAAGGTTTAAATAGTGGGCCCAGAGGTATACTTAACTTAAGGCCTGGACAGTATATAAAAATAGATAGTGGAACTGGTAGTTTTGGTTTAATAGACGGGCAACCAGCTTTGGGAGTAATAGATACTGTAGATAGTAATGATCAAATTACTGTACGAATACAAACTAATGGGTTGGTTTCACAAACAACTCCTTCTGCCGGATCAGTTAATTTTAGTATCTCTACAGGCATAACAAGTTTTTCAGATATAGCGGTTAGTATAATAAGCGGACCAGTAATAAAATTTGGCAGTACACCCGCACCTACTCTTCCAGCTACATATACTCTAAGTGTTAATCAAGGTACTTCTATACCTGCTGGAACTTTTATAAGGGCTTTTTCTAACAGAGTTTATGACGCAAAAGCACTTTTAGCGTTTATTAATGATGTGTACCCAGAAAAAATATTTTACTATAGACATGCACTATTAAGTGAATTGGCCCCACAACCAGATCCAGATTATTTAGAAGACTATAATTATAGCGACCAAGGAGAGGTAACGGTATCCAGTGCAGGAGAAGCAGTAGATAATACTCCTCCTCCTACACCGTCAGGAATTTCAGTTACAGCAGGTATGGCCCGTATTGTAGTAAAATTTGAAACTAGACCTGCTTATAACCTAAGTGGAAATCCTGCTACCGGACCTAATACTAGCTCTTCTCATAAAGCTACAGTAATGTACATGCTTCCTAGAAGAAACAAAACAGACACATTAACTTTTGAAAATGCAGTGGCAGGAACGTATGGCACACCTATAGTACATTATCTAACAAATGAACAAGAATGGGTTACTAGTGTTCCAGCTGATCCAGGAACAATCTACTATATATGGTTTAAAAATCTTAGTAAAGCCAATGTACAAAGTTTAGCGGCATTAGGGCCTATGATTGTAGAAACTGGTGTAGACATAGAAAAGATGTTACATGTATTAACTGGTAAAATAGCTGCTGGACAGTTATATAATAGTTTGGGTAGTAGAATAGATGCAGTTGATAGAGGTGATAAACCTATAGCTACAAAAGTTGAACAATTAGAGGGACAATATACAGTTAAAATAGATAATGGAGGAAATGTTGCTGGTTATGGCTTATCTAGTACTGGTAGTGGTTTACATAATGCCGAAAGTCAATTTGGAGTTCGAGCAGACTATTTTTGGGTTGCTCCAGTAAGTCATGTTAGCAGCACAGAACCCCCACTTGCTAATAGATATAAAGGTTATGTATGGGTAGATACTAGTACTGCTGGTACGCAAAATGTTGGAGCAATAACTGGAGTAGATTTTTACTATAATACCTATAAACCGGATATACATAATAGTACAATATTTCCAGATAATAGCACACTACATTATTGGGAACAATATTCTAGTGAAGATTTTTATAGACGTACCGGATTTATATGGAATACTAGCTTGTGGAGTGATGATACTGATTATGCTCCGCTACATATAGTAGAACAAGCTCTTACTGGAAAAATTTATTACTGGAAATTACCACCGCCTTCATCTAATCCTTTAGAAGAACCTCCAACCATATATGGACGTCCTCCTTTAAGCAATACAACTTATTGGGCAGAACTGGATCCTAATGTAGGTTTAGTTGGTAAAACACCTGATAATTTAATTTATAAAGACAAGTGGATACCAAGCAGAGCTTATTCAGTTGGAGATGTAGTTAGAATAGGTATAGAATTTTTTCAATGTAAAAAAGCATATGTTCCTAAACCATTAAGTAATGTATCAACTTTATCACTACCTGTACCTGCCGATCCAGGAGGGGCAGAAAGTAGCAAACAAGTTGTAAAAGATGCATTAGAAAATAGTACAGGTGCTAATACCGGGCATAGATTTAGTTGTGATGTTGTTCCTGGTGTAACCACTCTTGCAGCTAATACGACAGTATATGCAATAAAAAGCAGTACAGGAACATATAACGATTTTATAGGTTATAGCTATAACCCCCTGGGTACTTTTTATTATATTATGGGAACACCAACACCTAGTGATACAAAATTTTCACTTAGTACTAGATATGGTGGACCAGGTATTACTACTCAAGCTGGTGGAACAACTAAATATTGGGTTAGAAAATTACCTCCTCCAGACGAAGACGGGGAGCCATTAAATATTCCCGACGAAGATTTGACAGATCCAGCCAGTCAATTTAAGTGGACTACAGATAAAACTAGAGTAGCATTTCCATTTATCGTAGTTACCGAGCCTTTAGATGAAACAAATAATAATGGCGTTAGACACCCTACAGGGGTATTTATTGATAATGCTTTTATCAGAAATGCTAGTATTACTAATGCAAAAATTGCGTATGCTGCTATAGATGATGCTAAAATTAGTTTTCTGTCAGCGGATAAAATAACTACTGGTGTGCTAGACGCTGGTAGAATAACAGCAGGATCAATTGATGCAAGTAAAATTTCAACAACATCACTATCGGCTTTAAATGCTAATTTAGGTGTAGTAACTGCTGGAATAGCTAGAAGTTCAGATGGTCAAATGACAATTGATTTTAATTCAAAATATATTAGAATAGAGACATAGTAGATGCTAGGCGAAGAAATCCCAACATACATGTACACTAGATTAAAAGAAAATGGTAAACTATACCTATCTAATAATCAAGGAAAACCACAAACTAATCTAACATTAGTTGAAAACACAACACTTATACTAATACATAAACCAAACAACGATGCGTATCAATTAACAGAATTAGAAAGACAGGAAATGAATGAATTAAAATTGCCTACACTGTGTGTAGGCAATTTTAAACGATTAAGCCAAATATTTATACCTGATAAATATGCCGAAAATCATCCATATTTAAATAGAATTTATATATGTGGAGTATTTGACTCATTTACTCTAATCGCAGATTATTTTAGACGAGAGTGGAATGTTTGGATCTCCGATGATTTAGATCACCCTATGTATACTTATTTAGATAGCAATGGTCAAGGAGTAGATGAGCCAGGAATTTCAGTTGAGTATGGTTCAGGTTTACAAAAGCACGATATTATTACATTTAGTACTCAAGATGAGTTTGCTGGTCAACCAGATCATATAGCTGTATATTTAGGTAATAATAAAATCATGCATCAATATTTAGACAGATTTTCATGTATAGAAGAATTATCTGTTTATATGAAAACAAGAATATTTGCAGTATATAGAGTCCCACAAGTTTTACGATTATTAGAGTCTAATGGTGATCACGTTACAGTAGGTTAGTATGACAACATCTGAAAAAACAGTTTTTTACGCCGGAATATTAAACGTAATTCCTAGTTCACTTGATTTAGGCAGTTATTTAACTTATTCTGGAACACCAGCAGTAGTTAGTGGTTGCATAATTGTCAGAGACCCACTATTAAAAGTTCGTAGTCCATCTAAAGGCGTACCAGTAAAAATTACAACTACTACTGATAGTTCATATATAGATATTCCTGTAAATTTATATCAAACTTATCAAGGTAATCAGTGGTTAGGTAGTGTTTATCTAAAAGCTTCTACAAATACTAATATTACTATAATTTTATATATTACTGACTATAATGGTACTATATTAAAAACTGATACAAATACTCTATCAGTTACTAAAGATTGGCAAAAGAAAGATTTTAATATTACTAATACTATTGCAGATCCACCACCTCCTAGTATTACTAATTCAGGTAATCCCAATCAAGTTCGAGTAAAAATAGAGAATCCATCAGTAGCTAATGTGCAAATATGGCTAGATGATTTAAGATTAAATAAAAGCGAAACAGTTATAAGTATATTTAAATCTTCTGGAACATTGGACGGAGATCAAACGTTACGTGATCCATATAGTAACTATGATAATGTTTATTTTGATAGTAGGTTTGATTATCTTAACATTCCAGGAGCTATTAGTTATAGTAGACAAACAATACCTTTAGTTTATCGCCCAAATAAAAGGGTAAAAATGAGAAAAAAACCTGGCAGAACTAAAAAGAAACGCTGGGTTGATTTACCTATGAGTGGAAGTAAAAAAACTACTATACTAGAACATAATTTAGGTAAAGTACCTGTAGTTATAGCTTACGAACCTAATGGTGCTTATTTTGGCGGCACAACCATTTATGATACTGCAGGGATAGGTAGTTTTAGAACACTTTGGATTAGTGCTGATGCATCTAAATTATATCTAAATGAACGTTGGTATACATATAAATATCCATTAAGTCCAACAAACTTAACATTAGACTGTTATTTATTTAATGAACCAGCTAATGTAGCTAACGCATCAATTACTCCAGAAACATTTAATTCAGGCGAGCCGCTAGTTTTATCTACTTGTCATGGCGATATATTTACTAGCAATAATGGTCAAACAGATACATGGAAAGCCAGAAGAGAAGGTCAAACAGTTGAAGAACAGGTGTTTTCTATAACTATTACTTATTATGTAAATATTATACATGCATTATTTTATTTAAATGGAATATACTATGCATATCAGCTTGATCAAGATACATACCTTACTAAAGATGGCGTAGATTATGATACACTTAGTTGGCAAGGATGGTCTAGTGGACCAGATCCAGAACAACCAGCTAGAGGATGGGAAGATTTAGACCCTCTAACTAATATAGCGATAAATCATGCAGTAATGATTCCAGGTAGCACTACAAATGCAATAGGTATTAGCTTAAGTCATAACTATCCAAAACAAGTAGAAATTTTTTATTCTCCCACTGATCCGAATGAAGATGCTGATCCAAACAACGACGATCCTGACTATGAACCACCTAGTATAGGTTTTGGGTGGACTAAACCTCTGCCCTATAAAGTATATATTAGCATTAATAAAGGAAAAGAATGGCTATATAAGGGAACTTTAAGTAGTCCGACTGGGTATGGATATGGATCAGGAGGAGCCTCCGTAGCATGTAGTCCTAGTGGAGTAGCAGTTGCAGTAGGTACAATGATTGGCGGGGAACAAATTGAGAAAGTAAATATTATTGGTAATTGGCAGAGGTTTGATAATGAGAACTTTACACCAAAAACTGTAACAGTAACATTTAGTGCGCCAGAATTAGCTGGTGGAGTAACCGCTACAGGTGAACCTATAATTGATAAATTTCAAAGATTAGTGGGTATTAGTATGACTAATCGAGGTAGTGGTTATGTATATACGCCAACAGTAACTATTACAGATACGGATCAAACACCTGTAACAGGCACCGTAACTGTAACGGCAGCAAATACTAGAACTGTAGCACCAACTTACGACATTGATGGTAATTTAGTAACGCCAGAACAAAAATTTTGGAAAGTAGGGTCTGCTACAGCAAGCGGTACAAGTTGGCTACATAAGCGGACTACAACGATAACATTTAGTAACGGTGCTACTGCCAATTTAACTTTTGTTAATGGTAGTGTTACCGCTATTACAATAACTAATCAAGGTAGTGAGGTAGGCCCTTCTGCCAGCGCACCTACAATTACGGCTACAATTAGTGATACGGATAATGGTACAGAAATTACTGATTCAGCAGTACCAGTTCTAACCAGTGGCAGAAATAAAAAACCTACAATAGCATACTCAACAGATTCTGGAATGACTTGGCACGACGCATCATACCCTAGTATAGATTACGGAGGTTTATCTAGCGTTGTTTACGCTACTGCTGGAGGCTTTATAGCAGTTGGATATAATAATTTAATATTAAAATCTACTGATGGACAGACCTGGACTAATATATCACCATCAGCTTTTACTAAATCAGTGCATTGGCAAACTATAATATATGCTAAAAGTAGTTATATAGCTTGTGGTTTTGATAATGCTTCATCTTACATAATAAGATCAACAGATGGTGGTAGTAGCTGGACTCAAGTATTTACTATTGCCGGCACATTTATAAGAAGTTTAGCGGAATATACTTATGGTGGAAAAGTTTTAGCAGCAGGAGGAGAAGCAGATACTAGTAATCCTTATTTCTCTGGTCCAAATGTAGTTTATTCCGGGGAAACTTGTTATTTAACTGTAGTAGGTGCAAGGCCTGGAGAAGTACTTAGTATTACTGGATCAAACAATGCATCTGGACAAACTTACTCTCCTACTGTAGGTTCAAATGGGGAGGCATCTTTAGGTAATATAGCCAGCACTTTTAGTTTAGGTACGGATAATGCTACTACAACTTATACATATACTCTTACTACAAATGTAGATTTTGTTCCTAAAACAATTACACACACTGTTAGATTTGTAGATCCAGTTAATAACAGTATATATACTGCTCCAAGCTCTAACTCTAGCGATTATACTAGTACAAGTGGATACTATATTGAAAATACTAATAAAACACACTCATTTCAATCACTTCCTAAAGAATTTAAAGGTAAAACGTTTATAACTAGTGATGGAAGCTCCTGGTCTAATATTTCTAACGGTGCTACAAAAGATATCCATCATATTATTTCATCAACAAGTTATGTTCCTTCATAGAGAAAATTATGTATTTATTAATTACACCAGAAGAAGTAGTAGTTCAAAGAGTTAGTACTGATCCAGAAACTACGTTATTTAATACAAGTAATAAGTACATGTATAAAGATCTTACAAATACTAGTCCAATAAAAGTAGTTACGGGACCTACATTATTTAATACACCAGGAAGTGGTACACCACAATTAAAATATACTACACCATTAAAAACAATGGTTGTTTCTGATAATGGTACGCCAAGTGGCAGTACTCCTACTTTTATTCATTTCGATATACAATAATGTCACTAGAAATAAAAGATAATAAAGTTATCATACAGGACCAGTACGGTAATATAAAATTTAGTACAGATAGACGACTAACTAGTATTATATTTAGACAAAGTGGAACTATTACTGTTACTGATTATGACTATCAAGCGCCTATAATAATTAAAGAACATCCTGCTATAGTAAGTGATACTGATAAATTTTTCATGTTTATTAGCTATAATATCTGGGGAGGAGAAATTAATAGTAGAACTGAATCTGTTAATGGTATGGGATCAGTTTTATTAGGTATTTATAAAGATACTGTTGGATATTTTGCTGGATCTATAGTATTAGATTTTGTTTCAACAAACGGTATATTGTATGCAGTAATTACTAAAAATGTAAAATCTGGGGCAAAAATAGATTGGTCTAATGTTAACTATGGATCAGCACCAAATGTACTCGTTAATTATAGTGTGCAATATTGTAGAATTGCTAGTAATTTAGTTCCTTCACTAGTACCTATAGAACGACTAGACGCAGAAATGTTATTAGTTGGAGGTGGCGGTGGCGGTGGCGGTGGCAGTGTAGGCATGAGTGCAGGTGGTGGCGGAGCCGGAGAATTTAAGGAATATACTACTAAATTAGAAGTAGATAAAAGTTACAATCTATATGTTGGCCTAGGTGGTAACGGAGGTGGAGATTTATTAATAGATGGTTTTGGTCAGCGCGGTGAAACTACAACATTCTACAGATACAATGCTTTAGGCGGAGCAGGAGGAGGAAATGGCAGCTTAGGAGGAAACTTTAGAGGTCATGGTGGTCCAGGTTCCTATGGTAGTGGCAGCGGTGCTAGTGGTGGTGACCAATATTGGGTAGATAGAGGAGCTACTCTTGATTCCACAGGGGGAACACTTAATTGGCTTACAAGTCTTCTTTATGCAACACCAAGTTTTAGTGCTACTCCTATATCTGATACAGCTGTTCCTGGAGGACCTTCTGGAGGTCAAGTTAGCGGAGCTATTGAAGATTTTTATACTAATAAAGACGGATCAGTAACACTAGTTCCAACTGTAACTACATCAAAAACACATAAAGGCGGGCAAGGATATTGGTATAATGGTGGAGGTGGTGGCGGAGCCGGTGCAGCAGGAGTAGACGCACAAATACCAGGAAATAAGATTCGAGACGATCCAGGTACAAATATAGGTGGAGTGGGAGGAATAGGTTTTGCTAGCGCCATTACTGGAAGTAGTGAGTTTTACGCCGCAGGCGGCAGTGGAGGAACAATTGGAAATACACAAGCAATATCTGCTAGTGGTATAGGAGGTATAGGTGGATCAAAAATTGTACCAACTGGTGGTAATGCGGTAGCAAATACTGGTAGCGGGGGCGGTGGCAAAGGTTTTAGCCCTATAATAAATGATATAATGACAGGATATTCCAAAGGAACTGGAACAACCTTAATAGGTAATAATACGGTAGGAGGCATTTATATTCCTCTTAGTACAATCAATTCAGTAGTTAATACCGCATTTTTATCTCAATTATCAGTTGGAGATGTTATACACATAGAAGGTCAAACCAGAACTATTACGGGTGTAACTAATAATTATACCGCAAGCGTGACTCCTGCTTTTGATCCAGCCATTACAAATGTTGCTTTGGTAAAAAACTTAAGTAAAAGTAAAGGGCATAAGGGCGGAAACGGCGGAAGTGGTATTATAGTATTAAAAATACCTGATCAATATACCGCTAGTTTTACCGAAGGGGTAGATTATGAACATATCACCAGTGTTAACGGTTATAATATTTATAAAATAACTGAAACACAAACTCAGTATGAGCGTGTTAAAATTTCAAAATAGGAAATATAATGGGAATGAAAATTGTGTCGTTTGGTAGCGACAATGTATCAGGAAAAACAGAAGTTACGGTGCAGTTGTTAGAACGTACTGGAAATTTAACAAGAGTAAAAGACACATATACTTTACTAGTAGATGGAGTATACCTATCAATTAATCAAGCATTCTTAGAAGTTTTATACGATAAATTGCGGGAATATGGTATCGAGCCGTTTCCTGAAAGACTATAACATTCATATAAATATGGATTTAAAATTTTGATAACCAAAGTCAATTTTTATATTGACTTTGGTTATCTTTTCTTGTATAATAGCAATTAAAATACCATAAAATTTATTTTTACAGATAGGAGGAAGTTAGATGGAAGTCGACAAAGAGGGTTTTCTACAAACTATCTCACTCCTGTCCCTTGCAGTTATAGGTTTGCTAGTTGGAATTCAAAAGCTAGTTAGAGACTGGAAGACTACAAACGCAGAAACAAATATAATATCTGTAATGCACACTGAGATTGAACGCATGAGTCTTCAAAATACAACACTAAGTACCGAACTAGGAAAATTGCAAGAAGAAATAATTAGGTTAAACGGTCTAATTAGCAAACTTAACATAGAAAATAATAAGTTGCAAGAAGAAATTTCTAGGTTAACACTAGAGTTAGATAGTATAAAAACGTTAACTGATAAAGGGCAAAAACTATGACTCCTGGTAGAGTTAACCTAAGAATATATCAGGGTAGCACATTTAGTCAAATGTTTAGATGGGAGTCTAAATCTATAACTTATGCTACTATTCAAACAATTCAAAAATCAGCTCCTTGTGTTATACGGCTTAATCCAGGCTATTCACCTCCTCCGCCATCATGGAGAGTTAGAGTAACTGGTGCAAATGGTATGAAAGATATAAATCTAGACACATTGCCTGATGAATATTATATAGTTAGTAATACGTACCTCTCAGGATCAACTTGGGACGTTACTATTGACGAGATTAATAGTTTAAATTATGGTATGTATACAGGCAATGGAGCATTAAGCTGGTATGAGCCCGTTCCATTAGCTGGATATACTGCTACAATGCAAATAAGAAAAAGTATATCAGATACAGCCTATGAGGTAGAATTAACTTCTGGTAGTGGTGAAATTATTTTAAATGATGTAGATAAATATATACAGATAAATATTCCAAAAGCCATTACTACAGGTTTAACTTTTAGCTCAGGTGTTTACAGTTTAGAATTAACTGATGGTACTGGAAAAACCATTACTTTTATACAAGGTAATGTTACTCTAATTAAAGAGGTTACAAGATGACAACAACTAGTGAAACAAGTGTAGTTGTTGAACGAGACTCTACGATAGTAATAACCGCTGGTTTAATGGGTGTGCGTGGACTGCAAGGTCTACAAGGCATTCAAGGTCTACAAGGTGGTGGTTTTGATCAACTACAGGGTATTCAGGGTATTCAAGGCTATCAAGGTATACAAGGTGATCAAGGTATACAAGGTGCTATTGGACAAGGTATACAAGGTATCCAAGGCTATTTGGGTATTCAAGGGCCTCCAGGTCCTCAAGGTATAAGTATAAAAATTCTTGGTAATGTTCCTACCGTATCAGCACTACCAACTGTAGGTAACAATTTTGGTGATGCTTGGATAGCTAATGATGACTTAAAACTATATGTTTGGTCATACGGAGGCTTATTTAAAGATGCTGGTAGAGTTGTTGGCCCACAGGGTATACAGGGTATACAAGGCATACAGGGTATACAGGGTCCTCAAGGATTACAAGGTAATCAAGGTATTCAAGGCATACAAGGTATTCAGGGTATTCAAAGCATACAGGGCATCCAAGGAATTCAAGGAATTCAAGGAATCCAAGGAATTCAAGGTTTACAAGGTGCTTGGGGAATAGCCGGCGGATATACTGGTAGATGGAAATTTACTAATTCTATGACTGGTGCAGATCCTGGACCAGGTTATATTAAATTTGTTAGCAGAAATTGGCCGGATGCAACTAGCGGAATAGTATCTATACTAGTTTCTAGACTAGATTATGATTTAGTAAATAATGCAGAATTTTTTAACTCATTTTTAAATTTTGGTACTCCTGGAAATATACGTGGTATGCTATCTATAGCTAAATTAGATGCTCCACAAGATAGATGGACAGGTAAACTTAAAAATGTATATACATATACTACTGGCAGTAATAATTATGTAGAACTTGAGGTAGAGTTTTTAAATAATAGTGGCGGAGCCCCTAACTTTGATCAAGTTTTAGCAATTACATTTGCTCCTACAGGTATTCAAGGCGTACAGGGTATTCAAGGTATACAAGGTATTCAAGGTATACATGGCGATAATGGTGGAATACCTTATATTTTTAGTGATGATACTACTCCAGTATTACCTTCAGGAACACCTCTTGGTTCTGGCAGAGTAAAGTTTAATGATATTAATAAAACAGCTGTTAGTAAAATATATATTAGTAAATATACTTCAGATGCTACTGATGTACAAAGCTATATATTAACTTGGGACAACAGCACATCTGCCGAAAAAGGCGAAATATTAATTAAGAGTAACAATTTACAAGATGATACACTATTAGCTTTTACAGTAGTTAATGTAGTAAATTATACTCAACATTTAGAAATAGATGTAACCTATAGAAGTGGCGACTTACCAGACAATAATGAACGTTGCGCTATAGAGTTTTATAGAGCAGGCGATCGTGGTAGTCAAGGCGTACAAGGCATACAAGGTATTTACGGCTATCAAGGAACACAAGGTATACAAGGTATTATAGGTATGCCAGGTGGTAGTAGTAAGCCATATCTGTGGAGTTCAAATACTGTAAATATTAATCCAGGTACTGGCATAGTTAGATTAAGTCGTGCATGGACAGATGTTACAGCAAGCGTTGCTCAAATATATATTAATTTTACAGACGCAACTTCAAACTCTAGCTACTCTTGGTTAAAACACTTAGATAAATTTGGTTCACCAGGCGTTTATTTTGGTACTGTAACCTTAATGGACGAAGGTTATCCCGACAGACGTTGGTATGGTAAACTAATAAAAGTAGACGAAGATAGCACTGGCTATTTCAAGCTAGATGTTTTATTTATGGAAACTGATGGTCCAGCACCAACAGATAGTAGTAAGGTTATAGTTGCATTTAATCCTGCAGGTATACAAGGTATACAAGGTATACAAGGTATACAAGGCGAACAAGGTATACAAGGTATACAGGGCATACAAGGTATACAGGGCATTCAAGGTATTCAAGGTATTCAAGGTATTCAAGGAATACAGGGCATACAAGGCATACAAGGAATACAGGGTATTCAAGGTATTCAAGGTATACAGGGCATACAAGGTAGAAGATTTACTCCAAAAGGCGTATGGAGTTCTACAGAAACTTATCAATATTTTGATATTGTTCACTATCGCGGTAGCAACTGGCTCGTAAAAGACAATTTTCAGACAGAAACTCTAAGTGCAGTAAGTATTGATCCTACAGGTGTTATTAATTGTGCACCAGTTAGTTTAGGCAATGGCATTAGAGTTGGCGATAGAGTATACGTATCTGGAACTAACGGCGGTACAGCAGCAATAACTGGCTATGATCCACTAGGAACTTACTATTACGTTATTGATGTACCAAATGCTGCTTCTCAATTTAAATTAAGTACAACTATAGGTGGAGCAGCTATAGGTTTTAACACTGGTACTGTTACCGGACCAATGACATTTACTCTTACTTCAGGAATTATACCTGCTGAAGGAGATAATTGGACACTGTTAGTTTCTCAAGGCGTGCAGGGTACGCAAGGTATACAAGGTATTCAAAGCGTACAAGGTATACAAGGTCGTCAAGGTATTCAAGGTGCTGTTGGTATGGCATTTAGAATTGCTCAAGTGTTTGCTAATAGAGCTGCCTTAATGAACCATGAAAATATTGGTGCTCCTTCTATTGTACCCGGTGAATTTGCTATAATAAATAGCTTAGATAAAACTGACATAGACGACTCTAAACTGTTCTTGTGGACAGGACCCAAAACCGGAGGAGTTGGCGGATATGTAGAAGTAGGCGATCTTAGCGGTGCACCGGGTATTATAGGTCCAGCAGGTCCAGCAGGTGTTAGTGGTGGACCAGGTGTACAAGGCCCACGCGGTTTTGGCTATGATCAACTACAGGGTATACAAGGTGTTCAAGGTAGTGGTACTCAAGGTCGTCAAGGCGTACAAGGTATACAAGGTGGCGGTTTTGATCAGCTACAGGGCCCAGCAGGTCCTCAAGGTGAAACAGGACTACAGGGACGTCAAGGTATTCAAGGACTACAAGGTACCCAAGGTATTCAAGGTATCATGGGCTATGGCGTTAATATTAAAGGTGTTGTTGCTAACACTGGAGCGCTGCCAGGTGGTGCAACTGCTGGAGATTGCTGGATAGTTCAAGCAGATAATCATCTATACATCTGGGACGGCAGCGTATGGATAGACGCAGGACCTATTAGCATACAAGGTGTACAAGGTGTACAAGGTATGCAAAGCCTGCAAGGTACACAAGGCTTTCAAGGTTTTCAAGGCATACAAGGCGTACAAGGCATACAAGGTGTTCAAGGCTTGCAAGGTATTGCTGGTTTTGGAGTTATGATCAAGGGTATTGTGCCAACTACATTAGCCCTAGGCGGTGTAGTACCAAATGTTGGCGATACTTATATAGTTCAATTTGATCAGCACTTATACACTTTTGATGGTTTTACTTGGCTAGACGCTGGTCCACTTAGTATGCAGGGTATACAAGGTATACAAGGCGTACAGGGTATACAGGGCGTACA